TGTTTACGGGGCTGTTGATAGCGTATTTGATGCGTTTGGTAGATTAGGCACTGAAACAAATGCGCGTGATAGAGTTGGTAATATTATAGGGGGTCCACTTGCAGCGGCTACTGCGGTAACGCCGTTAGGAAGGCTAGGCAAGTTAACACCTAAAAACAATACGATTTCCACTGACATTAAACCCAGCAATGAAACGCTTACTTTCTACAAGGGTTCCCCTGTGGCTTATGATCCAGAACCCGGATTTCCTTTAGGTCGTGATAGGTCAGATTATAGCGGCACAGGTGAGGGCAATCGACCAATGGGAAGTCCAGAGGCTTTGGGTGAAGCGGGGGTTCCTTCAGGAAAGGCTTATGGGGCTGGCGCTTATCAATCAATGTCTCCTAGTACGGCTACAGGTTATCGTTTTATGCGAAGTGGTTTAGACCGCGATCTTTCTGCCGCTGCTATGAAGGCGGCACAAGAAAGAGTTGATTTTGCTGATGCGGGTGGAAGACCAGACAACTTTAAAACGTTCTTTTCAGAGAAAATAGATGATGTTGATAATGCTGTAAAAGATGCGAGTTTAGGAGTGAAATCGGCTGAAGATGTGTATGCGGACGCAAATAGAACCGCTGCGGAACGAATTTTAGACAGTAGTATATTTGATACCAGTAGGTTTAGGGGTGAACCAAGGCGTGAAATTGATCCGCAGGGATTTTACAGGAGCGTTGTTTTCGGCGCTAACGATCAAATAGATGAAGAATCGTACGCCATACGTGACATGATTGCTAACCGAGGAAACATGGATTATGGCAATCCGGGTTATAGAAAAAGGATGGAAGAAATAAACAGAGATTTTCCTAATTTAACCAATTTAACCAATAAACAAATTGCAGAAAGAAGAGCGGAGCTAAGAGATTTAAGCAAGCAATATACTGGCGATGTAAGCAAAAAATACATTGATCTTACACAAACATACAGAATAGCGCAGGATGCAGAAAAGGCTAAGAAGAATTTAACAGACTTTAAAACTGCGGTTACTGGCGATCTTCCCGGTGTTTTGTATAAAACGCAAATACAAGAGGGTAAGCTGGGCAGTTCCTTTGAATATGGTAATCCCGCAGATAACCAAATTTTAACACAAGCAACAAACGCTTTGGGCGTTGACGCGATGAATGCCAAGTTGTTTGGAACAGGACCAGACGCCAAGAAATTACAGTACAATCCAAAAACACAACAATACAGTCTTCCTTTAGGGGCTAGAGGGCAAAAAGTGACTTTAGATGAAAGAATGTTAGCACCAAAAACTGTGGCGGAAGCCGAATTGTATTATAAAGGTGGGATAACGCACGGTCAGCATACAGACCGTGCTGGTGTAACTAACAAAATTTTCTTTTCTGACCCTGTAACTCCCGTTCCTGTAGGCAGGTACAACCGAGGCGGACAAGTTGGTATGGGGTTAGGTAGCCTATGAACGACCTGACTAACTTTGCGCAATATCTAACTGAGGAAGAGTTAGCGACAGTCGCTCCCATGTTGGAGCGGCTTTCGACGTTAGAAGACCGAGATGATCGTAGCAGCAATTATATGTCGTTTGTTAAGCACGTTTGGCCTCAGTTTATTGAGGGCAGGCACCACAAGATTTATGCGGAAAAACTACAGGCTGTGGCTGACGGTAAGTTAAAACGTTTAATTATTAACATGCCGCCGAGACATACGAAGTCTGAATTTGCCAGTTATTTGTTTCCAACGTGGCTTATGGGGCGCAGACCTGACCTGAAGATTATTCAGGCCACGCACACGGCGGAGTTGGCGGTTGGTTTTGGTCGTAAAATTAAAAACCTGATTGATTCAGATGAATTTAGGGACGTATTTCCTAAAGTCAGCTTGGCATCTGATGCAAAGGCTAGTGGACGTTGGAGTACCAGCGGCGGTGGTGAATATTATGCGGTTGGTGTGGGCGGCGCTTTGGCTGGTCGTGGCGCTGATTTGGCAATTATTGACGATCCAGTTTCAGAACAGGATGCGCTTAGTACAACTGCGCTAGATAATGTGTATGAGTGGTACACTTCTGGCCCTAGACAGCGTTTACAGCCCGGTGGCGCAATAATTATTGTTATGACGCGGTGGTCTATTCGTGATTTAACTGCGAAAGTTCTGGCAAAACAGAGCGAAAAGGGCGCTGATAAGTGGGAAATTGTTGAATTTCCTGCAATTATGCCTTCTGGCGAGTCACTTTGGCCTGAATATTGGAGTTTGGATGAACTTGAGGGCGTAAAGGCGTCTATTCCTGTAGCAAAATGGAATGCGCAGTACATGCAGAACCCTACTGCTGAAGAGGGTGCGATTATTAAGCGTGAATGGTGGAATATTTGGGAAAAAGAAGACCCACCCGTTTGTTCATACATCATTCAAAGTTACGATACGGCCTTTAGTAAGGGTGATCGTGCTGACTACAGCGCAATTACGACTTGGGGTATATTTCTTGAAGAAAACAGCGATGAAGAACACATTATTTTGTTGGATGCAGTCAAGGGGCGTTGGGAGTTTCCTGAATTAAAGGAACAGGCCAATGATATGTACCATGAGTATGACCCTGACATGGTTTTAATAGAGCAAAAGGGTTCTGGCATGCCTTTAACGCAGGAATTACGGCGTATGGGCATACCTGTGACGCCATTTACACCTAGCAGGGGCGCTGATAAGTTTACGCGCATGCATTCTTGCGCACCTGTGTTTGAGAGCGGCATTGTGTGGTGTCCTGACACTAATTTTGCTGACGAAGTTATGGAAGAATGCGCTGCTTTTCCGAATGGTGAACATGATGACTTGGCGGATTCGATGACACAGGCTATACTGCGATTTAGACAGGGTGGTTTTATCGTGACCAAAACTGACTATAATGATGAAGACGAATACAGATACAGCAAACGCAGAGAATATTATTAGGAGACATAGAATGCCCAAAGTAGGTGATAAGCATTACAGCTATGATGCCAAAGGAATTGCTATGGCTAAGAATGCAGCCAAAGCGTCTGGTAAACCGTTAAAGATGAAATACGGTGGAAGTGTTAAGAAAATGATGCACGGCGGTAGCGTTGAAGTTGATGGCGTTATGCAAGAGCATTATGCACAGCCTATGGACGCTTCTATGGCTGATGAGAACTCAGGTTTTTCCCGTGGCGGTGGCGCGGCACTTCGTGGCACAAAATTTCGTGGTGTAAAATAATGCCCAAGATAACAATCGACGTTGATATTCCTTACAAGGACTATTTTCTTCAGCCAGACGAATCAGTTGTGATTGAAGATGTAGAAGGCGAAGACGTTGTAAAAGAAGTTGCGATTACCTGCCCGACTTGTGGCGCGGTAATGGCTGAAGAGGTTGAGGCAGATTAGGTTGGCGTTCCGCGCACCTCCCAACGGGTTACGTCAGCGGCTCCCAGTTTCTGTCCTTTCACTGGTAGAGCTTTTCTGCCTCAACGCTACAATAGGAAAGTAATATGGCTTTTATAGATCGTGATTCTGGTCCGGGTGGTGTTCCTGAAATGCCTATTTTGCCCGAAGAAAACGTTTTGGCAGACATTCCTGAATTGCCGCCAGAACCCGGTGTATTTGAGTTTGATGACGGCAGTGCTGTAGTTGGTGATTATGACGATGGAATGGGTATTGCACCAGAAGTCCCTTTTGATGGTAATTTGGCTGATGTTGTTGATCCTGCCATTCTTGGGCGCATTGTTTCTGACTTGGTTGGCCTTATTGATGATGACTTGGCGTCCCGCGAAGATTGGGAAGACACGTACAAGCAGGGGCTAGAATTTCTAGGCATGAAGACTGAAGAGCGCACAGAGCCTTTTGAGGGTTCGTCAGGCGTTGTTCATCCATTGTTGGCAGAAAGTGTTACGCAGTTTCAAGCGCAGGCGTATCGTGAGCTTTTGCCTGCAAATGGTCCTGTTAGAACGCAGGTTATTGGTGCGCAGAGCGAAATGCTTGTTAAGCAGGCAGAGCGTGTCAAAGATTATATGAATTACCAGATCACGTATGAAATGGAAGAATACGATCCTGAATTGGATCAAATGTTGTTTTATTTACCTGTGATTGGATCGACCTTTAAGAAGGTTTACCGTGATCCACTAAAGCAACGCGCTGTTAGCAACTTTATTCATGCAGAAGATTTAATTGTGCCATATGGCGCTACTGACTTGGCAACTTCGCCCCGCATTACGCACCGTATTACGATGGATTCTAACGAGGTTAGAAAGCTGCAGCTTGCGGGTTTTTACAGCGACATAGATATTCCGACTGATGGTACATCTGATGACCAGATGAGTGAGGTTACGGAGTCAATTAACGATATACAGGGCGTACACCCTTCTAATTCTTCTACAGATTTAACTCTTTATGAGGTCCACACTGATTTGGACCTTGAGGGCTTTGAGGACATTGGAATGGACGGTGAGCCTACGGGGTTAAAGCTACCGTACATTGTGACCATTTTAGAAGATACAAATGAAATTCTTTCTATTCGTCGCAACTATCCAGAAGATGACCCTATGAAACGTGCGCAAAAATACTTTGTGCATTACAAGTTT